CAGCAGCACCTGAACTAACTTTAGTCTGTCCAAATGGATTTAAAGATCCTCGATTTAACCTCCTTCTTAAAAAACTACCTATTTGATTATTGGGAATAACTGTTCCACTTTTTTGAGGAACAAATATTTCAGGGCCGCCTTCACCAACAATTGATATATCACCTTTATTTAAATCTCCGCCATCCTCTCTAAATTTTAAACTTCTGAAAAGTTTTCTGAATACATCATCTATGGGCCCTCTTTTGGATAATATTTCTCCACCAGAAGTTGTGATTGGAACTCTCTTTGAAAATCCGGGTATTAATTTTCTTAAGTTGTCTAAAAAACCAAGACCACTACCACCACCCAACACTGATGATAATAGTAGTCTTCCAGTTAATCCTACTATGGTAGCCATTAAACTTGTAGCTGCTAAACCAAAAGCAACTATACCTGCTGTTATGAAACCAAACTTACTGCTAAAAAAGTCTCCTATTTTTTCAACGATTGCAACATTTTTTGGATCTGCTAAAAATTGTAGAAGTTTAACTAAAGCCCTACCTAGAAATATTGTTAAAATAAACCCTAAAATTCTTTGAAGAAATCCAAGTAGTGGTGCTACTATTTTTTTAGCACGTCCTTTTAGAAAACTTTTTAAACCCTTACCAGTGCCCTCTAATTTTTCCTCTCTCTTTCTTCTCTTTTCATTTTCATATCTTCTTTGTAAATCTAAGAACTGTTCGTATTCAAATTTTTCTTGTCTCTTTAAAGTTTCTAATATTGATCCCGTTAATGTTTTTATCTGTTCTATATTTACACTTTCAGGTTGATTTAAAAATTTGGATGCAGAAATTTTCCTCGTGTTCTCACGAACCGGTCTACGAAATCTTCTCATTTGATTGAGAAAGTTTTCATATACTGGAGAGGTTTCATCCATTACTTACTTGACGTTGTTGTTCTTTGAGTCTTTCCTCTTCGAGGTGTGCTTGTAATAATCCAACATAAACATCTCGTTCCCAAGGCATCATGTTTTCAATCTCTGTCAAACTATATTTATGGTATTGCATCAAAGAAAAATTCAATCTGAAGTAATTCTCCAGATCCATGTGCACCATAGCTAACCGAAAAAAGATGCTAAACCCTCAAGCACAATATCACTTTCAACTTTTGTATTTGGGTTTGTTATCTTAACAGTGTGAGATAATTTAGGCATCGATTCAAAAAAGTTTTCAACCTCTTTAAATTGACTTGAGTTCATTGAATCTAAGAAATCACTTATTTCTTTCTTAGTGCAGTCTGAAGCTGCCCAAACCTCATCTTGATTATAAATTTTGTCAATACACGACCCAACTAAATCAAATGATTGTTCCATTGGATTTTTTGATAAATCATTTGGATCAAAATTATTTTTGATGAATTCATTTAAAGATGGATACTTGAGTTCCATCATAAGATCATTATCAAGTTTGATTTGATTAGAGTGTCCTTCAGGTTTTTTGACTTTTATGTCATCAAGGTTGATGTTCACAGATACTTGAGTTTTTTCATCGTCAGGGCATGTAATGTTGACAGCAATGTCTTCACCCACAGATTTTCCACGAATATTTAAAAAGAGATATTCAATGTCAAACGTAGGAAGTGTTTCAACTTTTATACCTTTGGTTAGAACACATGCACGAATCACTGCTTTGATTGCATTCGTGATTTGTTTCATATCCTCACTTTCTAATGCGATAACAAGAAGTTTTTCTTCTTTAACTAAGAAAGGACGGTATTGTATTGTCTTACCTGTTGAGGGTAATTCAAGTTCATAACTTGGTGTTGCAATTTTTGGTAATGGCATAATATGACAATTCAGTATATTATATAGCAGGTTAACCGAAGAGTGCGTTTATAAATCTTGGAATAACTCCTTGTGGTCTATCTTCAATAAAATATCTGGTGTAGGCCATTCCCACAGTGCATCTAAGTAAACCAGATGTATCATAAGAAACTGCCATTGAGTTAACACCAAGTGGAAAACAATTTACAAATTTATATGTCATTATTTTTGTCTTTCTTCTTTCATCAAGATTTTTTTCAAACTTTGTGATTTCCAAACTTCCTCGATAATCTTTTGGAAACTTGACTCTATAATTAAAATTTTCATTTGATGCATTATTATCACCAGAAGTAGTTGTATTTGAAATATAATTCATCCACGATTCAAAAAATCTTATCGGTAAATATTGATCTGCATCACAGTAAAAAGTTAAGTTGATTTGATCATCATACTGTCTTCGATATACATGTCTTTCTCTAACACCAGTGTAATTATTATTTAATTCAGCGGTCATAAATCTTGATCCGGGAAGAGACGCTTCAGAACACAAAATGTTGAGTCTTCCTTGATCTAGATTAAGACCTAGCTCTTGTTGATATTCTCTAATCCCATCTTGTAAAAAAGAAATACTCACCTGAAAATGAGAAGTTGTCGCTGGATTAAGAAGCTGAGCCTTAACCATCGATAAAGATTTTCTCTGTGGTTGGATGATAGCCATATATAAATATAGATTGACCTTGTATATTATGTAGGAAAGTTATGGGCGAGAGCATAAAAAGTAGGTACACTCCAATATATCCAAATAAGTATCAGGGAAATGCGAAGTATATTATATGCCGTAGTAGCTGGGAGAGAAAGTTTTGTCAATGGTGTGATATGAATAATAGTATTATATCATGGGCATCAGAGGAGTTTAGTATACCATATGTTTCTCCAAAGGATAATCGAGTTCACAAATATTATCCAGACTATCTGATAAAAGTAAAAGAAAAAAATGATATGATTAAAACTTACGTAGTAGAGGTCAAACCATACAAACAAACAAGACCACCAAAAACACCAAAGAGAAAAACAAAATCATACTTAACTGAGTGTGTTACCTATGCAGTTAATCAGGCAAAGTGGAAGGCTGCAAAAGAATTTTGTGAAGATCATCGTATCGAATTTAAAGTTGTAACAGAGAAAGAGCTCGGAATCCGATGAGTAGACTTGAAGGTAATACCATAAACAATCCAACGAATGATCAAGAAGATATGATGTTAGAGATTATGTCTCTTTTAAATGATACTGTGACACCAGTTCCAGATGTTGGAAATTTTTATACCTTTGTTTATAATCCAAAGACTCCAAACATTCAATATGATCAACATCCACTCATAGCTTGCACTGATATATTTGGTTGGGGATTTCGTGGATTAAATTTTCACTGGAGAAGGTATCGTAACTACACATGGGCAGAACTCGTAGGACAATTATACATCGTGCAACCAGATGAACTTGATGATCTTCTTGCAATTCCGTATGCTAAGTTCCTAAATAACTAAAAAGGTCGATATGGCAGATAACATTCATAGATCAGAAGTAAAGTCTGTTATAATAACAGGAAGGGGGTTCCCAGAAGGAACAACAGTTTATTTTGCTAACAAATATACCTATGATAATAATGGAAATGTTAAAAGCATCGAGATTATAAAATACGATAATGCAAATAGAGATGGTGCGATAGTTGTTGGTGAGATGGTGAATGGTAAATTTAAAGCAAATGCAGCGGGAAAAAAAGAAAAAATCGGAGAATCTGATACTGTTTGGGATGATATGTCCCCCAATAACAAAAAAGATATTCTTGGAAAACAAAGTAAAAACATATCAAAAGACCCAAATACATTAGAAATTTTAGGAGTAAATAAAGATAAAGAAAAATTAAATAAGTATTTTAAAAAAAATGGTATCAACAACGTATCTGAAAAAACTATAAACGATACAGTAAATTCAAAAACAGCCGCAGTAAATAAACAATTAATACAAAAGAGTAAACAATTTAGGAAGGAATATGGAAACTATTGTTATCCTTTAGAGATGAAAAGCACAGATCAAGACAGATTAAAAATCACTGTTATTGATTTTAAACCTGCAGATTTAGAAACTAGAGAAGAAAATACATTTGAACTTCAGAGAGGAGGGACTGAAAAGATAAGAGGATCAGCAATCCTTCCAATACCAAATGGTGTAACAGATCAAAATGCAGTGAAGTTTGGTGATGGAACATTGAATCCATTACAAGTTGCAGGTGCTCAAACAGCACTCAATGCGTTACTAAGTGGTCTTGGGGAAGGTGGTAGAGCTTTAGGCAATAAGGTGGAAAGTGCTTTATCAGATGAGGGTACGGGTGATGCTATAGCAACTTTACTTACATCTCTTACCATAGGAACAAGTCCAAATCAATTATTAGCAAGAACACAAGGTGCAATATTCAACAATAACTTATCTCTTCTTTTCAGTGGGCCAACTTTAAGACCCTTTAATTTTAATTTTAATGTGAGTCCAAGAGATCAAAAAGAATCAATCGAAGTTCAAAAGATAATCAGAATGTTTAAACAATCGAGTGCGGTTCAAAGAACTCAAAACGGATTATATCTTGGTACACCACATATTTTTAGATTAGAGTTCCTTTCTGGTGGACAACCACATAAATTTTTACCAAGAATAAAAGAGTGTGCTCTTCTTACTTTCTCAACAAATTATATGCCGAATAATACGTACATGACATATGAAAACAGTTCCATGGTGGCATACAATTTATCGTTTCAATTCAAGGAAATCGATCCAATCTTTAATGATGATTATGATGAACTTGATCTTAATGGTGGTGAATTTAAAGATGGTGATGTTTTTGCAGGTTTTGATCGAGGCCCAACCGATCCAAATACACTCACGATAGATAGTTTTGCAGATAATAATGATGGGTTTACAGCAGACGCAGGAGGTATTGGTTTCTAATGGCTAATCCTTATTTTCGTAACTTATCAGAATTTGATTATGTAAATCGCACAGAAGGTGGTAGAAATAGTGCTGATTATACAAGAGTTAAAAACTTGTTTAAGAAAGGAGTGCTAAGAGAAGATATATTTCAAGACCTCTCTTTCTTCACAAAGTACATCATCATAGGTGATGATCGCCCTGATAACGTTGCGGATCAAATTTATGATGATCCAACTCTTGATTGGGTTGTATTACTTGCTAATAATATAACAAATATACAAAGTGAATGGCCAATGTCTCAAGCAGATTTCAATACTTATATCACAGAAAAATATGAAAATGAAACAACTTTATATTCTGGCATTCATCATTACGAAGCGAATGAAGTTAAGACAAGTAGAGATGTTATAATAATACCATCTGGTATGAGAGTCGGTGTTGGTCAAAGCGTGAGTTTCTATGATGATGGTTTAGGACAACAAGTTACAAAAACAGATGTCGCATCACCCATTACAAATTATGTTTACGAAGACAGATTAAATAATGCGAAGAGAAATATTTTTATATTGAAACCTCAATATCTTCAAATTGTATTTGATGACCTTGAAAATATCATGCAATATAAAGAGGGTTCCACTCAGTATGTGAGTGAAACCCTTGCTCGTGGAGATAATATCAGACTATACGATTAACTATCTGCTAACTTTTGAAAGTAGGATAGTGCATCATCTT